GAAAAGTGACAGTAGTATTTGCGAAGGTGCCTTTGGTATCTCAATTCCGTGAGTTCTTAGGCTCATTCCGTGTAGCATTTGACGTATAGGATTATTAAAAAATGTCAGCATTAAACATCGTACAAATAACAGTCAACAATGAGCCAGTGGGCATTAAGCCTAACAGCTTTAAGTTTAAGGCTGGTGTAGGCGACAGAACGGTTCGCACAAAGATGTCAGGTAACAACATTGATACTGTTGTTAGCACAGACGTTGAGACTTCAAAAGCAATGTGTAGCTTTACGCTAATCACTGAAGGAAACACAGCGGCTACAGTTATCCAATGGCAAGACAACTTGGATGCAAACGTGGTTGTTGGTCAGGATTCCGTTACTGGCAAAACGTACACATTTAACAAAGCTATTATCATCTCTGACCCTGAGTTTGGTACTGGCGTGGATGGTGAGACAGAAGTAGAGTTTGAGTCAAGCCGAGTAGCACAAGCATAGTAAATTAACAACAAGAGGTTCACCCCAACATGAATAACTCTAGCGTAGAATTTTATCTCAAGACACCTATTAGCATTGCTAAAGGTGGAGAAACAACAGAAGTATCACTGCTTGAATTGTCAGCACCGTCATCAAAGGTACGGACTCAGGCAGCAAAGTTAAAGCAACTTGTTATGCGCTCTATAAGCGAAGTCAATGATAATGTCAGTGACGAGCAAAGAGAGGCTGCGGAACCAGAAGCAGAGAAAGAGATGAGTGCAGATGAATCAGGAGAGGCTTTGTTAGCCGTTCTTGGTGTATCTAAGTCTGTAGACATGGAAGTTGCGCATGAAGTATTTGCAGAGCTTATCAAGAAAGAAGGTATCTGCATGGTAGATGGTGATGTTAAGATGACTTCACCTCTTTACGACAAGCTGAACTTTGATGATTGTGAGCGTCTGCTAGGGTTTTACATATCAAGTTTTTTGCTATAATCCCTAGCACAGACAGCGAGTGGTCTAGGGTTGATAAGAACATATACAACTTAGCGGTATTCTATGAAGGAACACCAATAAGTGAGTTTAAGTCAATGCCTTTAAACGAGTTAAACGAGGCGGCAGAACACGCTAATAGAATAGGTGCTGAACGAGAACGTCAAATAAAGAGAAAATAGCATGGCATTTTCAGTTGGTTATATTATAAAAGCGGTTGACAAGTTCTCTCCTGTTGCGAAAAAGATTTCTCGTGCTAACCGCAAGATGGCTATCTCTCTGAAGAAAGCCTCAAGAAGTGCCAAGAAGTTCGGACAAAGCCTAGACATTACGCGCAAGAAGATGCGCAAGTTTAGTATGCAAGGTGCGCGTTACGCTCGTAACGCTGCACTAACTCTTGGTCTGCCCTTCATAGCTTTATCAGCAGCATCCATCAAAGCTGCCTCCGACATGGAGGTAGTCTACGGCAAATTCGACAGAACCTTTGAAGGGCTTAAAGGTGCCGAAGGATACGCCAAAAGGTTCGCCACTGAGTTTGGAACCGCTGAATCAACAGCTAAAAGAATCATAGGTAACTCCGGTGACTTGCTGGTAGGTATTGGCTTTGGTGCTGATAGTGCTATGGGCTTGTCTGACAGGGTAGCTCGACTGTCTGCTGACTTGTTCGCAGCGAATGCTGAGATGACGGACATGACTGATGCCGCGCATAGGCTCAAGTCTGGTCTGCTTGGTGAGACTGAGGGCATGAAAGCTCTTGGTATCACAATCAATCAAGGCTCAAAGGAATACAAGAGATACTTTAAAGAAGCTCTGCGTGTCACTCGCGGCAACCAGCTTCAAGCTAAGGCTTATACAATCCTACGCATGGCTGAAGAACAGTCTAGGAAATCTCGTGGTGCATTTGAAAAAGGCTCAGAGACATTAAAAGTTCAGCTATTTAAAATGAACGAGGAGTTGCACCGTTCTAAAGAGCTTATTGGTGTCAGCTTAACTCCTATGACTTTAGACTTATCAAAAAAAGTTCAGAAACTTGCAAATAAATTTAATGAGCTTGATGATGCCACCAGAAAATCGTATATTAGCATGGCTCTTTTCGGGCTTGGAGGGATTGTACTTGCGGGTCTGGTTGCTGTTGTAAGTGCTATTGCAACTGCTATAACTTTAACCGGAGCCGCTATAGTAGCAGTTGTAGCGGGGGTGGCTTTGCTTGTTGTTTATTGGGAAGAAATATATAACTGGATTTTGAAAGCTGCCAGCATTGTTGGGGATACCTTTTCTGGTCTGTATGGCAATTCAACTTTTGATGTTCGGCACCGGATGGCATCGGCTTCTCTTGGAAATCAAAAAACCCAAGCAAATGTAGACATCAATTTAAATGCGCCAAAAAATACAGTAGAAAGTGCCTCGGCACAGGGTGTAGGAACTAAGGTCGCATTAAATCTTGGCGACACCACGGTCATGGGATGAACGCATAATGGGTATATATCACAAGTCTGTTATTGGAGACAGGAACGTAGAAATAGCTTTAGATGAACTGAAACAAGCATCTTGGAAGAAAGTAGCATTTATCGTTGACTCTATTTCAACTACTGGTGGGCAAAAGACCGTAGTTCACGAATACCCAAACAGCAATGTTAGAACCATTGAGTCTCTTGGTAAGTTTCAGAACGGATACGAAGTCAATGCGATAATAAGTGGTAATGAGTATTTTGACTTAAAAAAACGACTGACCGATGCACTCACTACGTCAGGAGTAGGTGAGTTCGTTCATCCCTTTGACGGGGCTATTCAATGCTATGTGGATGGCAACTACACACTTGTAGAGTCAGACCGTAACATCGGAGTGGCTACAATATCTTTTAATCTTCTTGTTGCAGAAGATAAGAAAACAAATCCAAAGGCAAATGTACCAAGCACAACTGTAGTGGCAAATCTGGCTGACGCAGCAGACAAAGCGACAGAGGCGAATATCGCAAAACTCCAAGCACCTAAATCATCTTTTATCGGTGGAGCAATGGAAAAAGCCAAGCAAATTGGCAAATTCGTTGATGAAAAGAAAGAGCAGGTAGCTCAAGCCAAATCAGCAATATCTGAGGTTCAGAGAAACATTGATGAATTTACAGCAGATATTGTTGACTTAATAAACCTACCAGCACAGCTAGGAGTTGCTGTTGTAGGGCTTTATCAGAGCGTACAAAGTCTGTACACGCAGCCTATTGACAGGCTTGACGCTATGTTTCAATTCTTTAACTTTGGCGACAGCGACCCTGCTAACCCTTCAAACACAACAGCTTCAAGAGTTGGGCTAAATCAGTTTACAAACGTCTTAGACAACGCTGCTAACTGCTGCGCACTATCTCAAGCCTACAGGGTTTCGGCAGATGTTTCTTATGATTCTCTTGAGCAGATTGAGGAAGTTCAGCAAATCCTTGAGGAGCAGTTTAATTATACTTTTGATGAGGTAACTTTAAACGACCAACTGACATCTGGAGCGAGTCAAGAAGTCATAGATGCTTTCCAAGATTTGAGGTCTAGCGTTCAAGAGTATTTAAACAATGCAAAACTATCTGCTCCGAGACTGGTTTCAGTTTATACGCCAGAGGTTCCTGTTCAAATTATTGCTTATCAATACTATGGTGACTCAACTAAGCGTCAAGACATAATTGACCTTAACGCAATCACTGACCCATCTTATGTGGAAGGTGATATAAGCCTGTTGACTGAACAATGATAAGCATTGTTGTCAATGGTGTTCCCTACGAAAACTTTACTGAGGCATCTCTTGACTTGTCTCTTGATACCTTGTGCGGTGAATTTAGCTTTGCAGCTACCATGTCTCCTAGCGAGGCTCCAGAGTTCCCTATACAGGTTGGTCAACAGTGCAAGATTTTTGTTGACAAGACTCTAGCTCTTACTGGCTCTGTTGAGGTTATCTCTGGAAGCTACAACGCATCCAGTTATGATGTATCAATTCAAGGCAGAGACAACACAGCGGATATTGTTGATAGCACTGTTGGAGGAGAGGTTGGCTTAGAGGCTCTTGAGACAATAGGAGTTGTGGAGTTTACTAGGTTTGTTCTTGAGGCTACAGGGATTAACAAGAAGGCAGAGACATTTAAGTATTACACAGGCAGGATTTATGCGGCATTGTATTCACCCTTTGCCGAGCCAGAATCTCGCACAGTAACCCAAACTTACCCACCTAGAATACCTGTCTACACAAATGTACCTAATGTTCAGCCTTTTGGTACAGGAGACTTACAAGATGCTGCCACCAGTGATACTGTTTTTCAGTATCTTGATAAGCAAGCTCGTATGAGGTCTTTGCTGCTGACCACAGATAGGTTCGGCAGACTTGAGTATCAGTCAGCATCAGGAATATCAGACGATTCCACAACTATAATCAACCGTCTTGGTGAAAACCTAAACAACGTCTTATCTGCATCATTTACTAATGACATCTCAAAGTTGTTCAACAGCTACAATGTCAGAGCGCAACAAAATATGCTTGCTCTTAACGCATCTGGAGACATATCTACACAGGCTCTAGCTGATTCTGGAGGGGCTGCTGCTTTTGATAAAAGCATAAGAGAAAGCAGGGTTTTAAACATTATTGCTGAAAACGCAACCAATGCTGATTCCTGTGAAAAAAGAGCCAAATGGCAAAGAGGAATAAATCGAGCAAAGGCTTTTCAGTATAATATCAATGTGGTTGGTCACTCTAAGAATGACGGTTCAATCTGGAAGCTAAACAGGCTTCACAATGTAGAGGATGATTTTGCAAAGGTTAATGGGCAGTTGTTGCTAAACAGAATTACTTTTAAAATGGATTTAAACACTGGCAACACTACAGAATTAGGTTTCGTTTCTAAAGATGCTTATACTCTTGAGGTTCAAGACCCTGACAAGATAGCTTTTTATAAGGTTCCTGTGCAGGAAGAAATAGCTATTACAGATGCGCAAAGATACGCAGCTTACTCCTCATTAACTGGTGGCTTTTAATGAATACAATTCACCACTGCTGGTGCCGGAGTACAACAAATGATAGGTAAGCTAAAAAACATCATACTTCTTGCGGCAAAGAACACGCTGACAGACTTCAGCCAGTCTTACCCTAGCAACCAAGTTTCTTGGTTTGGAAAGACAGGCAGGGTAGTTGCTATATTCCCTTACGGCACTAGGTCACAGGCTCCTGTGCAGTCTCAAATGCTGAAGATGAACATCGGTGCTGACGAATCTAACAGAGTGGGCATTGAGTTCAACACAAGCAATCTGCCGAATGATGAGATGCCGGAAGGTGAGTATGAGTGTGGTAACTTTGTTACTGGCAGCAGTATTCGCTTCTATGAAGATGGTTCTATTAAGATAACCAGCGTAGATGCGCTAAATGTGGCTGTCGAAGGCAATATCAACATCACTTGTGGCGGCAATTTGTCAGTAAACGCAACTGGTGCAGCCGATATAACAGCTTCAGATGTGACTGTTAACGCCGATAATGCTACTCTTAACGCTACTTGTGCCATAGGAGGCTCTGGCGGGGCTGCTATTGCAAGAGTTGGTGATGCCGTTTTGGTTGGTGGTGTTACCGGAGCAATAACTAGCGGCAGCGGAACACACACAGCGACATGATAAAATTCTCAGACATAAAGTTAGCCAAAGACAGCAATGGAAGCTACGACCTTGCTATTGCCGATGACGGTGATATTGCTTGGGTTGAGGGCTATGAGACTGCAATCCAGATGTCTGTCCTGTGTGAGCGCAGAGCTTCATCTGATGTTGTTTCTTTGCCAAGTATGCGTAGAGGTTGGATAGGTAACGAAGATGGTGAGATTGCTGGATTTGAGATAGGCTCATTGATATGGCTTTACTACCAGCAAAGACTTACATCCAACACCAGAAGCGGGATTGAGGTAGCAGCTACGGATGCGCTACAATGGTTCCTAGATGAAAACCTAGTAGAAGATATAAGCGTAAGCACAGTCATAACTACAGACAAAATCAGCTTAGATGTTGATTTTTCTGTAACTAACGCACCTGTAGAGACAAGAAACTTTGTCTTGTGGGAGCGTACACAGTCAGTTTAAGGAAAGCGAATGCCTTTAGATTTACCAAATACAAGCAAAGAAATTGTAGACCGTAGCAGGGCTGATGTACAGCGTGAGATGGAGTCTGCCAATCCTTTTCTGCGTAACAGTGCAATAGGTGCCATTATTACGGCTAACTGCCGTAGGGTATTTGATTTTTATTTGCAGTTACAGATTGCTGCAAAGCAGCTTTTGTGGTCTACAAGCACAGATAACTATTTAGACGAGTGGGCTTCTATCTTTGGAATCAATAGGCTTCCAGCTACCGCAGCGACCGGAAGGGTGGCGTTTACAGGAACCGCTGGCTCTACGATTAACAAGTCTGCCAGAATGTCTGACTCCTCTGGTGAGGAGTACAAGCCGAGGCAAACAGGCACAATAGCTGAGTCAGTTGTAAGTGTTCCCAGCATTTATTCAGCAGGAACTTTGGCTACCGCAACTACTTCAAGTAGCCACGATTACTCTAACGGACTAAGCGTTACAATAGCTGGCTGCACTCACTCAGCTTACAATGGCACTTTTGTAATAACCGTTACTGGCAGCAACGAGTTTACATATAGCTTGGCTTCAGAATATACAGGCTCTTGCACAGACGAGCTTACAACTAGCACAGCTACATTTGTTTCTCTAAAGGTAAAGTCTTTAGGGTTCGGTGCTGCTGTTAATCAAGAATCAGGAGCAGTGCTAACCTTGTTGTCACCTATTGTGGGTGTAGATGCTGCTGCAACAGTTGGCTTTGGAGAGATTGGCGGGGGAACTGACATAGAATCAGACCAAGACTTTCGGGCAAGATTCCTTGAGAGAACACGCAATCCGGT